CACCGCATCATAGATGGTAGCCGGGAATATGGTTTGTCCGCCCTTCGTCAGTTTATGCATTTTTGCCATAATGTATCTTATTTTTAGCCTAAGTTCCGCCGGAACTTGGCCCGTTGTTATTTTATGTAATTATTTATTAATCTTAAAATCACTCAGCACATCATCATACTCCTTATCTGACAGAGATACGCTCTGCACCGCATTGTATGCGGCATAATCCGGATAGGGAATGATCTCCGCTGTGCTCTCATCCGTCTTGCCGGAAACGAGGATAACACCTGTAATCTCCACCGATACAAGATTGCAGATACCATCGGCAAAATCAGCATCAGAAAGATAGTATTCGCGTTTGACCGACAGAGTGCCGGGACGGAGTCCATGCCTGTCAAAAATGACCAGCAGACTACCATCATCAAGCCTATGGCAGTTCTTGTACCCGTGCCCGTCAAACTCCGCAACAACACATCCCGACAGAACTGTACGGTAAGTGAACCGGAAGGGAGTATTCACATCCCCATTCAAGTTTTTCTCTATGATCTTAAAATCGGACTGATAATTAATTCTCATAATACACTATAATATTGATGTTACATCATCTATCTCCTCGGCTGTCAAGATGCCGGAAAGGTCAACACTTCCACCGCCTCCGGTTGTTCCTGTTTCGCTCCATACGCCTCTCTTCGTACATTGATATATAGGACCCGGTATGGTATCTCCCACGACAGCCCAATCACCCACAACAGGAGATGGAACAGCCGCTTTCAGCGAATCAAGAGTAGAGAACAACCCCTTGTTGCGGATGCCGTTCTGCTTGACCTTCTCCACTTCGGCGGACGTCTTGCTAAAGTTGTTGTTAAGACGGTCTGCCGCCTCACTCCAAGTTCCCGTTTTGTTAATAGTATTCAGTTCCATATCACTTCTTTACTTTTAAAGTCCCGTTTGTCACGACTCCTTCTACTGTCTCATATTCCACATATACCTGCCCGGAACTGACGTTATCTTTAGACGGCCAATTACTGCATTCAATATTGGCCACATACTTAGACACACTCCCCCCGTCATATACCGGTTTCATCCCAACCAACAGAGTTTCGCCTTTAGAACCATAGAAGGATACGTTATTGGGATTAAGAATGATATCCGTATTTTCCACATGATTCTGTATTCTGATACGTTCCGGATATACAGTCGTTTCTTGTATCAATTGGTCCCCTACATATTTCCGTAGAATCAAATCACCATACTCCCATCCGTCTGATGATGTGTCGAACCTTAATATCAAGGTGGCATGTCCTTCAGTCGTGTACATTTCAAGAGTATTTTTATCCGGATCAATGACAATGCGTTTCCCGTCAACAGATGTTTCTACTTTCCGCGGAAAAATCCGCCCAAGGCTTCAACCACACCGCGGAACTTACCACCCAAGGCATAAATATAGCCACGAAGGAACGTATCGCCACCATGAGTGGCAACGAAGTTCGCCATGTTCGCCCATTCCGCATCTGTGGGCTGGTAATCAGGATCATTACGGAACCTCATTACAGTCAGAATCGCCTGTTCAAGTTTTCCTCCTGCCCAAAATGCCACATCATCATCGTCATTGTATATGCCGCTCACTCCGGCTGTGACCTTTTGCATCTTACCATCCTTGTAGTTGCCCAGTTGGATCATATTGGCAAGGATCAAACCGCCAAGGATATCCACAGATCCATCCTTAATCGCGCTGGCGATATAATTGATTGACTGAAAACCGGCTGTTGCCTTGTCGTTATCCAAAATGGACAGTTTCCAGTCTGTGGCAATGGTCCCTCTTTCTAGCTGAAGATCACAAACGGTTGCGGTACCGCTAAGCATGAAAATACCTGTACCGTTAAATGCGAACTTGAAAGTGTATCTTTGATAATCGGACGCAAGAGGCTGAGTTGTGCTGAAATCACCACACGAAACAGCCACAGACGTACCTTTAGCCTTAAAGGATATAACATAATTTTCATTTTTAATCAAGGATACGGACTGGGACAAACTACCGATTGCAGCAGAGTACCCGGAGCCGGCAGCACTGTCCGCGGATACGGTAGCCACACCCGTCCAATACTTTAATTGCTTGCTGAAAAGTTCGGTGTCCGCCAACAATTGAGTATCAGAGGACAATATTTCACTTTCATAATCTCCAGTAAACCCGGAGTTACGCAACAGATTGACACTTCCGACAGCCGCATTGTCTATCGCATCCTGAGCCTTTTGGGCCAGATCGGCAGCCGCCTGTATCTCATCCGGCAAGCCTTCCATATTCTTCCACCCGGTAGATCCCTGCTCGATATGAAACATACCCTTGATATCCACACCGCCTTTCTGGCTATATCGAATATAGGTACTCTTATCCTTAGCGCCTATATAAGCGTCACCATACACATTGATATAGGCGTGTCCGGTAGACTTGTCGAAGCCCAGCCCGATAACTTCTTTACCCGCCAAAGAAAATGTATTGATACCTTGATAAAAAGTGATAGAAGGCGAAGTTTCGTTTACTGATGATAAGATTATAGCTGCCTGACGGGTGATATCCGTCAAGTGCCCAAGCCCGATGATATCATCACCGGCAGCCGGGACATCACTGTCCTTGTCGGCATTGGTTTTGCTCAAATCAATATAGTCAGATCCTACACCTGTCACCTCACGCCAATAGTAGCGGTTGGATACATTGTGAGATGTACCTTCTTTAATGTTAAATTCTTGGGCTAATGCTAATGTACCGACTGTAAATTCGTTATGGACTGTCACTCCATCAACTTCCGACAAAAAGAAACAACGGTAGCTCTCATCAAGTTCCTCCACCCTGACACACTTCATACCGGCCGGAGATATGATCTGTTCACCACCTACATGCGTCTTCTTCTTTACTTCAAGCTCGTCAAAGACAGCCTTAATCTTCACATACAAGCGGTCAACAACGGCTTGTGTCGTACCATCTTCCAATACAGTCCAACCACTACCGTTTTTACCAATCAAAAGACCTTTCAAAAACGTGATCAGCTCATTGGCAGTGTCTTCTTTATCTTTGCGTAAAAAGTATTTGGTGAGCTTTTCTATATCAGAATTATCCATGTTTTCTAGAATCCCGATAAATATGCGCCCAATTCTTTCAGCTGTATTCTCTCCTTCTGTAGATGCATTTCTTACTTGAAGAGCCAGTTTCTTTAATATGTCAACAGAATCGCTCATTCTCCTATTACACGAAAAACAGTTCTATTAGATTTTAATTTCCCTTCACCGTTATAAAGTGGCATACCGCATTCTTTTAGGTAAAGCACGCATTCTTTCAGGTAGCGGTCAGCTATACTACATGCATCGCTATACACCATCATCTTTTCCTTGAATACTGTATGACTGCTATATTCACCTTCCTTGTTCACGAAGCCGAAACGGGATACATTTCCATCTCCATTTTTGACAATACAGGCATAGGTATAATAAGCCAAAGCTACGCGAAGTCCAGTGATGATTATCTTCTTTTTACATTTAGTTTCATAAGTACCTCCGTCAAGCAGTAGCTGGTATTTTTCAGGATTTTTTTTCACGTCAAGGAACAGTTCGTCTCCCAACGCTGATTTGATGTAGATATTCTCTGACTCACGGATGTAGGTTTCTATCTTGTCAGGATCGAGATGTACAGACATTCCGCGAGACAAAGCCGATACTTCATCTGTTGTTATTAGATACTGCTGCATTTCGTACATACTTTAATGGTTCAACACTATAATCATTAGAGGGGTTGACTACCTCATACCAATAGCTGAATATACGGCTAAAGGTACGCTCTATTAAGCGCTGTTGCTTGCTGACGATAGAATTGTAATACTCGAAAGCATCTTCCAAAATATCGCCTGAGAATCCGACTTTACCAATACGGATGCAATACCATGGCTCTTGGCCATAAGCTGAATAAATACGTTCAACCACACTTGCGTCAGTAACGGTAAATTCTTTGTCGTAATTTTGTGAGTTCATATTTACTATTTCAGGCTTTTCCTCATCGTTTTCTAAAGTAACTTCCATAATCTTTGCTGCATTCGTATCACCTTGCAATTGGATGAGTGTGTTTGAGAAACTGTCGTCATCGTCCGTATCTTTCACTTCGTTGCCTTCTTCGTCAAAGGTTATGTTCGATCCCTTTTTGGTGAATATCATAGCGCCAGGGAAGAAATTATTTCGTACATTTCTGTACTTGACATTGGACAGACCTTCATCGGTACTCATCTCTGTAGCTACCCGGTCACCTTTTCCGACTGGATAAGTATTTTTCCCGGCCATTGATACCCATAGGATTTGACCTTTGTAGTATTCAATGCCTCCGGCAGCTTCTATTTGAGCCTGTATCACATCTTTTTTGGGGTTAAAAACGTCTATGTAGTCGATGTTTTCTTTCTTGACCTGCAGAGCTTTCCCTTTACGTGTCTTCTTTCCGCTCCAGTCTGGATGTACTGCTATTTTTGCCACATAACCGTTTTCATCTTCTTCTGTTAGACGGCAATTTTCAAACGGTACGTGCTGCATCTCCACTATCTCACAGAAAACATTGTAGTTAACATGGATTGCTATTCCATTGAGTTCGGACATGTCTTTACATAGTAACATGTGCACATCATCCAATGTGTCACCTTTTCGATTGACTACATATTTGGAAAAAGCAACCTCACGGAATCCGTTTCCTTCAATGAAGTCAGCGAAACGGTCTGAGCATTCAGATGCAGTAGAGCTTGCAGCAATGATATTCTTTAATGTCTGCGGATATAGGTTGTCCTGTCCGTAGGCTTGAATTCCTAGATTTTGTAAATAGCTTGTATCAATGCGGTTACTGCTTTTCTTTTTTAGATCTCTTACTCTCATATTCGCGAGGTTTACGTTCGTCCTTTATTTCTTTTATTCAACTTTATCTTCGCCTTCTCCATTCATTGCGTTCACAATTTCAATGGCCTTGTTTAGATGCAGATTCAGAGCTTTTTTACTGATCTTCTTGCCGTTGATTTGGAAATCTTTCAACGTGTCAGCCACGGATTCTTCAGAAACTCCGTCTTGCAATGATTCTACCATTGAATCAAGCAGGCTTTGATTGTATCCACATTTGTTAACACGTTCTTTCCAGTCCGTAGGTACATGGGCGAAATAAATTTCACCTTTCGGATTTTTGGCAAGGTACTTTTCAGCAACTTCATCAGTGAGGTTGTCATTAGTGTACATTTTATTGCTTCCGAACTCCGGTTGAAGCAGGACACCATTCTTTAATATATAATTACATTTTTCTTTCATACGGTTATTCTTTTTGATGTAAACAGTCATTTCGATTACAGCATCGCGATAGCAGTCGTTACATGATGTCTTAGTGAATTCTTTTCCTAATACTTCCTTGTACAATCTTTCTATCTCCGATTTATCAGAAGAGGAGTAGGAGGGAAGATCTCCTAGCTCCTTTAATTTATCAACCACTTCTTCTAACTCCATAATTATTCAGTTGGTTTTGTCAGTGTTTCAACAAGCGTTTTTGTCGCATCGTAAGATGTTTTGTACAAGAATAATGCTGATTTGGGAACCTTGGTTTCTTGCAAAGAGATATTCCATCCCCCTTCCGTTTCTTCGGAATACTTGTCATTGCCGATCTCTGCGGCTTTCAAACCTTGGTAGTAACCGTAAACCTGGAAAGCTGAATCTCCCGGATTCTCGGTTTTATTTAACCCTTTAGCTTTATTTTCCAATACAACGACAAAATCACCGTTAGCAAGCCCATCAATAATGTCATTGCATACATCGGGGTCATTTGCTAATACAACCATGTTCACTGTGTTAGTGAACGTGTTACGATAGGTTCCTGTTGCCAAGGCTGTATTGGTACCTGTAAAGGGGGTTGCACCGAATACCTGTACCTTGTAACCTTTTTTACCTGTTTTCAGTGCAAGAGTTTCGATCACATTCTTACGGGTTGCGTTGAATGTAACCGCACCGAAATCCACGTCTGCGCGATTCATTATCACACCTTCCTGTTCCAGCCCGGGAACGATAGGATCATCGCACGATGGTGCGATGTCCTTTTTGATTGTTATATCACATATTGCCATATTTGCTCTTTTCGTTAGTATGCTACCTGTACCAACTCATCTTCGCCAATCATGGAGCCTAATTTTCCTGTTGAATAAATGTAGTTCTTGCGGGCTTTCTTATCAAACCAAATATCCAAGTCCGACATCGGTTCGGTGCCCTCACATCCATACATCAAGTTCTCAGGAGAACATAAAACAGCACGATGCGGTAAGTTAAGTTTGGTTTTGTTGTTCTGATAGGCTTGAATAAATCTATCCCAAATGGAACATTTAACGATGGTTGTTCCATCGTATTTGCTGACCTCTACACCGTCAAATACAACTTCCCAGGGCATGATTACCTTGTACTTTTCTTTCATATCGTGAGTCAGAGCATCGCACATTGACTTGGTGGCGAAAATTGCGCATCCGTCTTTTTGGAAAATCCGGCTGTCGGCATCTTGCAACATCGCATCGAATATTGATGTGGCAATGCCTGTTTCTTTCATCTTTGATTTTTGTAATGCATATGATTCTTCTGCGTTGGCTGCAATTTCAGTGTGCTGTCCGGTATTGTTGGTACAGATGGCAAACAGACGTTTGAAAAAACCGTCACATGTTTTAAATAGTTCGATGTTTACTCCGTCAGTGATTTGACCACCTCCAGTGACAGACGCTGCTGATTTATCTCCAAACCATGTAAAACGCCACATCATTTTCATCATAGCTTCAGACAGCTTCGGCAGTACAATACCGTCCATATATTCGGTCGATGTCAGGTCTCCTATATTTGTTCCCGTTTTAAGGCAGTACTTGGCAATGGTGTTTTCCAAGTCTGTATAGCACATTTCCAAAGGAATTTGCCAATCCCCGATTTCCCATTCCTTTTGGGCGGCAGCGATAGCCACTTTTTTATATTCAGGGTCGCATCCGGAGCCGGCTACTCCGACATCTTCCATTTCACCGATAAAACCAGCTTTTTTACCGTTAGTCACATTGGGCATAAACGTCATGAAACGCTCCATGTCCTCGTTTTGAAAGACTGTTAACTGAATAAGGTCTTTCAAGTCTTTTACAGCCTGATTATCAGGTGTAAGTTTGTCAAAATCTAAAATAGGCATTTCCCCTCCTTTTATTACTTGTTGTTTCTTTTTTCTCTTTCTTCACGAAGTTTTCTCTGAATAGGCGTTTCATTTTCTTCTACTCCTTTTATACCCTTGTTGAACGTTTGGGTACGAGCTGACACTTTATAAGTACTACAATGTTTTGCCAGCCAGTTTTCGCCCCCGGCCATACGGACTGCGTTCAGAATCTTGTTGTCCTCAATGGTACGGGCATTCGTCTTTAGAGAAGCATTCTCAGTTTCCAACTCTTCTATACGGGCTTTTAAAGCTTTCACTTCATCCTCTTCCAATTCATCAGGATCTTTAATTTCTGTAATAACGCCATCTGTCACAATGATAGTCTTTCCGTCAGGCATGACATGTTCGCCATCGGGACTTGCTGTATCTCCTACTTGGGGTTCACCTTCATCTCTTTCCACGGTAAGCGTGTTACCTTCGGCATTTGTCAATTCCATAGATACGACCTGTACGTCTTCAATTTTTTGATAGCCGCATTTGGCCAGCAGCCTGTCTATGATAGTCTGCTTCACTGTTACTTCTTTTTCTTTGTTCATTTTTTTGTTATTAAATGTGTAAGTTCTCCCTTTGGCAGTTGTAGGCATAAGAACGGTCGTGATAAAACCTAATTGTTTGGCTGTTTCACCACCAAACCAACCGGCTTTATTCATTTGGGCTTCGATAACTGAGGCTTCCGATCCTGTGCGTTCTACATACAAAGCTAGCATCTTGTTTTTTTCACTCTCCAAGTTTGATTTTATTGATTCTAGGGTTTCAAGATCAAGGTCTCCATCGTATGAAGCCATATAAGGCTTGTGAATAAGAAACTTTGCATGTGGATAAGCAAAACGTCTTTCTTTTGCAGCGGCCAATAATATCACGGTTGCCATGGATGCACATCGTCCTACTGCAGTACAGCTGATTTGCTTTCCTGAAGCACGTAAGGCGTCATAAATGGCATACCCTTCAACGGCATCACCACCGCATGAATGTATCTCAATATCAATAACGTGGTCATTCGGATCTATCCAAGATAGGAAATTTTGAATATCGGGAAAAGACAATCCCTCTTCACCAGTTAGATACCAATTTTCCATTTTGTCTTTATCCGCAACAATATCTTTGTTGATGTATAATTTCGCCATATATAATCTATTTTGAAGCAAAGGTAAAAAACGGTATATGGCTATAAGAATTTCAGAACATAATAGTACTGACACGCTTTGTCAGTAAAAAAAAGGCCATCTCAAAAATCATTTTGAGACAGCCTCTTCATATTAAATTTGATACATTCAGCCTCACTGTCACAATAGTAAAGTTAAATGATCTTCACAGATCGGGAAAAGAGAGAACAGGAAGCTAACTATCTTTCATCACCACGCATTATAGGGTTCAAAGAGAGAATTATTCTCTGCGATACCCCACTGCGAGTTATATTGCAATATCGCATTGTCAATAGGTAACGACTGGTAATAAGCGTCATTAATGGATTTGCTGTAAGTCTTCTCGCCGATTTTATGTACGATGATGTCCTTGCTCCAAGGTTTTCCTGCATCCTGCGCATAGCGCTTCAAGTCCAGCGTACGCTGAAAAGAAACGAGCGGCTGTTCGCGACGGCGTTCTGTCAAAATTTCGTTCAGCAACTGGTCTTGCGACAGGGAGGTACCACCTACCAAGTCGCTATCGGGCCCTTTATAACGATACTTGCGCAGCAGATTCAGGTCTGCCAAGGCAGCAGAGAGGTTGTTGGTGCGAGCTGCGGCTTCAGCCTTCATTAAGAGCAGCAAGGGATAGGTTACGCCTTCCGTAATAGAAAGTTCATCACGATAATACACCAGTTGAATGCCGTCATCATACACCACGTCACCCACCGTTGTATTATAACCATGGTCTTTTAAGACAAACTTCGTCCAGCGCAAGTCTTTCTCTTTATCGAAGATAGAGGCCCAGTCATCCGATGGATAGTAGCGAGTGGATGAAGACTGATAAGGAGCATTCCGATACAACAAGTTTTCCCGGTTGCTGGTCTGATCGAAAAGCAAGTCAGGCCCTTTCAGTGTCATATAGACTTCGGGAGAAACACCGGGGTCTGGATTTATTTCTGTAGTAGCTTCAAAATAGAAATCGGCAAAGTTATAGATCATTTCATCCACGTTCTTTCTGTTAGCCAAAGCCAGTTCCCATGCCTTTTGGCAGTCGCTCAGCATATTCTCCCAATTACGCGTAAACATGTGATACTCGGCTCGCAAAGCATAGGCGCAAGCACGATCCGCTCGACAGGGATTGACTGTTGAAGCAGGACAGTTTTCACATGCATAGTCTAGATCTTCCTTCACTTGAGCAAGAAGTTCATCCGTAGTACACAACGGTCCATTAGCAGCAATGGGATCACCGCTTGTACGGCAAGGGATCACCTTTGTATCGTTGGTCGTTCCCGGCACATACATCGGACCGTATATCAACGCCGCATTCAGATAAATCCAAGCACGTCCGGCCTTGGCCTGTGCTATGACGCCCTTGGCATATTCAGAATTGGTATCAATGCCGCTCACACCGTCCACCACGTTATTAAAATAACCAGCAGCCTTGTAAATACCAGATGACCATGCAAAAGGAGTATTCTGGGGATCCATTACCGGTGTGTAGAAGGTATAGCCTGCTAATAGATCCAAGTTGGGATAAGTAGCCGTAAATTGATATTTTGCATGATTTTCACTAATCTGTATGTTATCGCCCATGTAAGCATAGAAACAACTTCTGTTATTATCAAACATGAAATAATCGAGCGTAGTTGTATTATTCAAAAGGTTCTCGAACTGTGTCACTTCCGTCGGAATCATCTGTCCCACAGGCTTGACATCCAAGAAATCATCGCAGGATGAGCATTCCAATGCACACATCACAAGCAATATATATCCTAATTTTCTCATAATTCTTCTATTATTTAAAAGCTGAATGAAACACCAATATAAAACTCCGGATTCAAAGGCAAGATGGAATATCCGCTATTGGTTGATGCAGCCATACCGTTGCTGGTATTCATCTCCATCGCCTCGGGGTCAATATCGCAATCCTTGGCCGTGATACGGAAAAGGTTACGGGCTTGCAAATAGATACGTGCATCGCTCATTCCGATCTTGCTGATCAACGGTTCGTTGAATTTATAAGCCAGCGTCACGTCGCGCAATTTGAGATAGCTGGCATTGCCCATATTCACATCGCAGAAGGGGAAGTAGAACATATCCATATTCCAACTCTTGTATACCGGATAAATGGTATTGGCTTCATCACCTGGTTTCTGCCAACGCTCACCAACATGCCGGTTGTTTATATTAGAACCTTGGAACACATCTTTGCGGTATTTATGTCCTAACTTGGCAATGAACATGAACGAGAGATTCCAGTTCTTATAGGTAAAGTTGTTGGTCAGTGACATATCGAACTTCGGTGTCGCTGTTCCCTGAAAATAGACATCATCTACTTTGGCAGCAGAAGCCAGTTTCACAGAACCATCAGCACCATAAATCTGTGTTTGTCCCTTGTCATCCAAACCAGCAAAACGATAACCGAACAAGGAATTCATCGGATAACCGGCAGCGTTAATGGTCTGTACCCATGCCCAAGAAGTAGGATACAAACGATTTACATTGTACTCCAACACTTCGCTCTTATTATAAGAGAAATTATAGACAATGTCCCAGTTGAAATCTTTTGTCTTTACCGGCGTACCGTGCAGTGACAATTCATATCCACGGTTTTCAATTGCACCTACATTTTTTGTCATTGATGATGCTCCCGTAGTAGGATCCATGGAGTCGTTAGCCAGCAAGTCTGTACTCTTCTTGTAATAGTAGTCGAAGCTGAAACCCAAACGATTCTTCAACACATCTACGTCCAAACCAATGTTGGTGGTTTTGGTCTTCTCCCAGCGAAGAGTGTTGTTGGGATATGAAGAGATACCATAGGAGATACCTCCCGTAGTGCTGTTATAAGAGCCGGCAGAGAGAATCAGATACGGACCCTGATTCAGCGAAATATTACCGTTAATACCATAAGAAGCACGTACATTCAAGCGGTCAATCCAGTCTACATTAAAAAAACTCTCGTTACTCAGTTTCCAAGTTCCACCGACCGACCACATTGGTTTGTGACGATACTTGGGATCAGTACCGAAGAAGTTAGTAAGGTCCTCACGCACACTACCACTGATCAGGTAGCGATTGTCATACTCGTATGATCCGTTGAAATACCAGGAAACGAATCTGTTGTCTCTCAATGAGTATGATCCATAATTCAAAGAACCACTCAAATCATTACCAATCATCATGTCCGAATTATAAATACCCGTCTTCAAGTCTTTGATGTTCACCGGAGTAAACGAACCGGCCGTGGAGTTGTAGCCCAGACGGCTTGCATATTGATTGTTGTCGTAAGTAAGACGGCGCACTTCGTTACCGGCTAATGCACTGACACGATGCTTGCCAAACTCACGGTTGAAATTCACTTGTGTACGCACTGTCCAACTCTCGTTGACATAGCGGGTTTCATCGATCATATCTCCATCTGGAATGTAACGGTTAGAAGGTGTCTCGATAGAGGTACTGTTATTGTAAGCCAGACGTATACGGTAACTGTCAACTTCACTGAAAGATTTATATGTACGATTGCCACGTGCCCAATTACCACCCACTTCAGCTGTCAGACCTTCCAGAATAGTAAAGCGCAGAAAGCCGTTGAAGCGTGCCGTGAAGCTTTGGTCAGTAGTATAGTCTTCATAAGCATCTGTAATAGGGTTGTAGGAGATATCCTTCATGCCGCTCACCGAATTATAGATCTGTTGATTGGCGTAACTAACGGTACGAATATCGGTCAGGTTGCCACTATCGTCTTTCAACCGGGTATAAGGCTTCACGTAAGAGGTGAAGTCAGTCAATGTCTGCCAACCCACACGCGGAGTATTGGAGCGCGAGTAGTTGATGTTGGCTGCCACGCCTATCGTCACGAATTTGTAGGGAGTCCACTCATTCTTTAGGTCGATCAATAGACGGTTATCGTCCGTATTGATATACGAAGAGCGGTTGTTGGTATAATTGACCGCCAAGTTATAGCGGTTGGTATCAGTACCTCCGTTGATGCCAACATTGTGAGTCTGAGTGAAGGCTGTGCGAAACATGTATTTCTCCATATCATCCAGAAAGTTGTTGCCACGCAGCTTGTTTATCGAGCTGTTGAACTGCTCTTTGTTGATCAGACCCGCTCTGTGCTGTGTCAGTAGGTAAGCCACCTCGCTCTGATTAGTGGACTTGGTAGATAAGGCGTAGGAACTTGATGATGGGTTTTGGTCATACAGATTCAACTCCGCATCAATGTAGTCGGAAGTAGAAGCCATGTGCAGATAGTCCAAACTGGGCTTAGGCGTAAATTTGAAAGTTCCGCGATAGCTAATCTTGGCTTTGCCTTTCTGTCCACTCTTCGTTGTGACGACAATCACACCGTTAGCCGAACGGGAACCATAGATAGAGGCTGCTACACCGTCCTTCAACACGGTGATATTTTCGATATTATCCGGATTCAGATCACTCAGCGAACATTCCGTAGGATAGCCGTCCACTACAACCAGCGGATCGGTTTCGGCACTCAACGTAGAGATACCGCGAATGGAGATATTTCCCTTTTTGTCCAGCACTACACCGGCGATTTGCCCTTCCATCACGTTCTTCAAATCGGAATTCAGTTTGGCTTGCAACTGCTCGCTACGCACCGTACCGAAGGAACCCGTTGCCCGCTCCTTGGAAACCGTTTGATACCCCGTCACAATGACATCACCCAATACGTTGGCATCTTCTTCCATCACGATGGTAGCAGCCTTGATTAGCTTAGACATTGGAATTGTTTGTGTCTTCATGCCTACAAACGAAACCTTGATGGCACTTGCTTTCATCCCGCTCTTCAAGGTCAAGACGAATTTACCATTTACATCGGTTACCGTTCCAGTTTGAGCACCCGGCACCGAAATTGCGACGCCTACTAGTGGCTCATTCTGCTCGTCGATCACAGTACCACGAATTGTACGCTCCGTCTGTGCCCACAACCCTGTGCAGGCACAAATCAGAAGTACAAAAAGCATAATAAAATACTTCTTGGTCATAAACAATAAAATATATATAATTAGGAATATTATTTCTTCTCAGATTGTTGCAATGCATCGACAATGGCAGCACGCACAGCTTCTCCGCGCAAATGCTTGCGGAAGATACGCCCCTCCTTGTCGATGGCTACGATGAATGGAATACCACGGAACTGATATTTGTCCATCGCTTCCCGTCCCGAATTGGGAGCCAGCAATTGTATCCACTCCATCTGCTCTTCAGCCATCGCCTTGCGCCAGTCATCTTCCTTGGCATCAATGGAAACACTGAGGAAAGCGACATCTGGATTGTTCTTAAACTCTTCATAATACTTCTTCAGATTGGGAATCTCCTTACGACAGGGACCACACCAACTAGCCCAAAAGTCGATGATCACGACCTTCCCTTTGAAGGAATCCAAACTTACCGGCTCGCCTTTGTCATTGTTGAAAGTAAAGCTGGGTGCCGTCTGACCTTCCCGCATCCGGCGCTGCTTCTCCAATTTATCCATTAATTCTTTGCGATAGTCCTGAGCCACCGTAGAGCCCGGATTCTTAGTCTGCATACTGGTAAGCGTCGTTTCTATGAGCAAAGAATCTTTGGCATAATCCAATGCCGACAACAGAGCCACACAACTGGTCAGATGACCATAATGCTCCACCAAATAGCGTGTATAGCTACGTGCGTCTTCGTTGTTCATATTATACAAATCCTTGGCAATATCTGCTTTTTGCTTGTCGTCAAGCGACTGTGACCGATAGACTGCTTGAGAGATGGCAATCATGTTCTGATAATTGCGATAGTTGGCATAGTTAGCCAAATTCAACAGTTCGTTCTTGGGTCCAGCCTGAATATATACATAAGGAGGATTCTTAATACGGATTTTTGCCGTATCAATACCACGGAAATTGATCACCATATCTTCGTCTTCTAGCCATGCACGTACCGACTGTGACTGGCAGCAAGTGATTGTCACCGCATTCGGTTTCTCTTTCTGCACCGTCAGCGAATAGGTATGGTCTGGGCCTATTTCCGTTTCGCCTAGCGTAATGCGCTCAAAACCATTGTTCTGAATCACACTTACCTTTTTGTCGGCACCTACAAATTGAACTTTACCACTGATCTTCACCGTGTTCTGTGCGAATAGGCTTCCCGAAGTCAGCACTAATAATCCCAATAAAACAAGTTTGCTTTTCATAACATTAATTCATTTTATAGTTTATATAATAAATTAATTATAATATTGTTTTTTTAAGTAACATCGAAACATACAAGTAAAAACACTCTAGAAATTGTGAAATCACCGTTTATTTCTGTAATACTCCCATTGTGGTACCTTTAATCAATACTGAAACTCCGATCGATAGTCTTCCTTCCTCTGCAGACATGACGATTCCCATCACAACAGAAGTTTGTGTCATTGCCAATTACCATACTCGTATGAAACAGATCAATAACATTAATACTTTTTTACGCATAAACCTCTCCTTCTTATTTATATAAATTTTGCCACAAAGAAACAAATTTTAATTAAATAATATCAATAACGTAATATGTTTTTCGACATGTTTTTGCATTTTTCTTTAATAAATACTATTTGTTATAACCAAAATTCATTCAAATGAAAACAAAAACTGCGATTTGGGTAACAATGTAAAATCAAGAGGGAGGAATGATGGATGAATTTGTTGATGAGAGAATGCCTGTTGTATTTGGAGACATTTAAAGAGCAGAAAAAGATATATGTGTTTTTGGGCTGTTAATCAAAAGATTTGGCAAGGTAGTTTATATAAGATCATTAGTGTAGCCATACAAAGAAATCCTTCGTTTTGGTTGTGGCACACAACAGATGACACATATGAGAAGTTTGTCATATGACAGACAAATAGGAATGATAGAAACCAGTGAACGACAGCTCCGAAAAGTTACAGATAGTAATAATTATAGCACTTAAAAGGGGCGTATCAAGCTCTCTGTATAGGGTAATGATATGATACGGCCCTTTCTTTAGCTAGTTTAGTCTTTATAGGATGCTCAAATTTTAGATTATAAGTTCATTTTATCCGATAGTATGGAAATGTCAGAACAAGTCTTGACTATTACAGTTCATATTTTCAAAAACTGAGTTTTGGCACCCACTTTATTGAATTGAAACGTCAACGGACAACCTGTCAATGACTCTATAGATGGTCCTTTCTGAAATGCTGTATTCATCTGCCAGGTACTGCATGATATATGCCTTTTTATGACCTTCAGCCGTAAGACGGGTGTAGTCTTTATACATTTCCAGGTATTTAATATCTGATGCATCTAATGACATTTCAGACATTATCCTAAGAGTGTTCCTGTTTATATATAATAGTTCGTATGCTTTCATAAACTACCGCTTTCTTCTATGTATTTAATTCTATTCGCAACTGAAGTAAACTCTTCTACAGAAACGACAGGGGCAGGAGCCATCATCATTCCTTTGGCGACTGCTCTGGCCAGCATATCTTCGCCTAAAGTTTGATTATTCGTTGCTGTTACATTAATAGGTACACCTCCACCCATCATATTGAAGGATGATAGGATAGGGGCGAACATGGACGTAGCTTTGGCGGTTATAACGGATTCTCCATTCGACAACTGTGCCGGAATACTGTCGCTCGTTCCTGTCCCCGGTCCTGTAACCAAACCACCTTCTGCAAATTTAGCACTTTTTACTATCTTAACAGCATTTGCAATGTTAGAAAGGATTGTTGCAATACCTGATGCCATTGTAGCTATACCAAGAATACCTTTCCCTGATTCAGCGGATACCATTTTTGCGATCGCCTTACCTGAATTGATGGCAATCTCTGCCAAAGCCAACATTTTGCTTGCCATAGCAAATCCTCTGTCAGACTCCCCAATTTGTTCTGTGAGAGCTACAAGGCCATTTGTCACCTGTTCCATTGCTTCATATTTAGCTTGTTCTATTTCAATCTCCTTATCGCTCAGTTCTTTTTTGGATTCCAGATAAGCATTCTGTGCTTCCAGCTTGCGAAGATTGAATGCTTCTATACTTTCACCTTCCATTTGCTGCAGGTTATCGAGCTCGGCTTTCTTTTGTTCCATCCTTATACGAAGAATTTTCTCTTCGTTATCATATGCTTGTGCGATTTCCGTTTCAAAGCGTATGCGCATGGCTTCCTGTTGCTTGTTGATAATATCCTGCTCATGAGCTGTTGCCAGTTCGTCTATCTTGGTATTGTATTTTGCTTTAATGGCCAGTTTCATTTCTTCGGTCTGTTCTGTGCTGGCAAGTTCCGCCTCTTGTTGTGCCTGTAATTGTTGCAACTTCAACTGGTATTCCTGCTCGCTACCTTCCTTGACCGATTCCAATTGCAGGGATATCATTTTTAAACGGTTCTCCAGTTCTTTTTTCAGTTCCTCATCGGACAACTTGCTAAGCTCCATAGATTTTTGTTGTTCCAAAGCCTTTATTTTGGCGTTGATGGCTTCACGAGCCTTGGCGGTAAGGTTCTCTTCTTGCTTTAAACTGATTTGCAAATCCTCAATCTGCCGGGAATAGTTCAATTCAATCTCTTTCCGTGCTTGTTCTCTCTTGTCTTTCACTAAGGCAAGCATAGCATCTTCTGCTGCCCTTACTGCTTCCAGTTCTGTTTGCTTTGCTTCCTTTGCTTTGTCTGCACCTTCCTGGCGGATAGAGTTTAGGGTATTTTGCTGCTCTGTCTGACGGGTGTAACTGCTTTCTTCCAATTCACTTAATCTGTTTACTTCTTCGCTTAATTTCCTAAGGTCATCAATAGTGCTTTCCGATATACCGATTTTTCCAATAGCTTCATCTGCTGTAATTGCTCCTTTTTGCATGTCCTCAATGGTCTTAAGGGCTTCCTTTGTTACTTTAGTATATCCGAGCATATTGGCAATTCTTGCTTTCGCTAAGTCTGTTTGGATTTTTAAGTCCTCTTTTTCCATTGCTGCAGCTTTTTCCGCAGCTTTGATACGTTCCTGTGTGGATAGGGTTTGGTCATCAGCAGCTTTTTTCAGCTTCTCAATTTCAGCTCGGTTAGCGGCACGTGACATGGACAGCATGACTTCCCTCTTGTCTATCTCATTCAAGACTTCTGCCAGCTTCCACGCCTGTTTGGTTTCATTGACTATTTCATCACCGATACCAGCGAATATGGATTTGGCATCATTCCCCGCCTGTTTGAAGTTCCCGGTAAACAGATTCACTAAAGCACTTCCCAACTTGCCTGCCCGGTCTATTAAGACATTTACAGTGGCACCAAGAGCCCCCATTATTTTATTGGCTGCTTCCACGCCCTTCTGTGTTTTGGTGAACCATGATACAAGAGAAGCCAGTACAACCAAAAGAGCACCTATTCCAAGTCCTAGCATGGCGGTTCCAAGTAGTTTGACTACTCTTGTTAGTCCTGTCGTGGTTTTTGCAACAGTAATCAATTTTTGATTTACATTACTTATGTAATTTTTTACTCCGCCCAAAGAGGTCACCATTACATTTATCTGTTGCACGAACGGGATATTGGCATTGGCGGCTTCCATTATAGCTTCCTTGTAATTGCCAACATTTCGGTAATACCGCTGTGTCTCTTCTTCAGCATCCTTCAGAGCATCAGTAACCTCATTAATTTTATCCCGTAACTTAATGCCTGTAGCCGCATTCCGTTCCGCTTCGGATAAAGCATCGTATTCAGCCGTTAGGTTTGACAGTTTGGCACGGAGAGAAACAAGGCTGTTTTCTTGTGCCTTCTCCTGCTTGAGCTGATTTTGCATTGTTTTCGTTATAACACGTATCGAATCATTACAGTCGTTGATATAGGCTTTAGATGCCGCCATTTCTTCATTGTACTGCTGCCTTTTTATGTCTCCAGCCTTTAACTGTTCCTTCAGTTTCGCCTCTGCTTCTTTGGCTTTGTCGATTTTTGTCTGATACTCGGCTATAGCTTTGATAGCCTCATTATAATTCACTTTGATATCAAGTATCTTTTCTACTTTGTCTGCCATAATTTTAGATGTCTAATTGTAATAATTCAACATTTGCTATTCCTGTATTTTCTGCTGTAACGGATAGAATTGCATAATATTTCCCATATTGGGCCAGATATGCTGGAGTGGTCATATCTAAGTCTCTCAAGTCTTTTTCTGTTATTTCTATTTTTTCTTTAATGATTTTGGGGGTATACACTGCATTTTGAAAGCTTGTGTAGAATCTTTTTATGATATCTGTGAACGACAATTGTGTGAAGGTTCCATTTGATAGACCTCCATTGTTTTCCTCGAGAAGTATTCTTGGTTGAACTTTTTGCAGTTCAGCCTTTCCCTCTCCGTCATATTTGTACAATCGTATGAATGCTGTAATTCCTCTCATGTCGCATCCTGCAAATTTCAACTCTGCCATTTCTCTAGACTTCTCTAATGAGCTGATCAAGCAAGTAATTTCTCCACTGTAGTTGCCTTTTACCGTATCATCGTCTTTGTATTTAAGTATATTTCTTTGTGCAAAGCCATCGATAGTGAATTTCATTTCTTTAGGCTTGTTGGCCATATACGATGCTATTACCCGTCTAGTCCAATTGTACGCTTGTTCTTTTTTCTTTATGATATCATCGACAGACATAAATCTTATAATGTTCGTGCCTTCAATAGGATATGCAAATACGCCTAGCATGGTAGATATTGCTTTAATAAAATCAAGCTGTGTCATATCTGGCAAATTTGGTATAATGGGGTAATGACCATTCCCGTTAAGAATACTTTCGTCTGGTTGCTTGGGCGATACAAGGCTGTTTTCCATTCTTAGATTTATGATTCCATCTACACCGTTTGATACGTCTGCAATAAATCCGATATTTGTGAATCCAAACCGGATATCTGTACCTTTGTTTACTGAGTCAGACTCTACACCTTCGAACTCAAACGTAATATTGTAAGAGTTTCCTCCATTGCTTATTATATCCGTATATCCTATGTTGAATATTTCATTGTTCTCTCCGTTCTCAATATAATAAGCTATCATGGCTGCATTGCTGGGATAGAAAGAAGTTAAAGTATGTATTGATACTTTGCCTGAAGCATTGAGCTTTATGGAGTTTCCTTTTGTCTTTATTCCACTAATGAATGTGCCTTCGCTTAGCGAGCTTTTATTTACCGTTCCATAATATGATGAATATTCTTTATTTTCGAAGTAAAGTTCAATAGGCCCGGTTCCTTGGTTAAGGTAATATTTTGCATTCAACCACAGTTCATTCTTTTGAGAGAATTCCAACCCGTCATTTCTTGTCAGCAATGGGATAAACAGCTTGTTCAAGACTGCTTGCTGTTCACTTGGAAAAATGAATATCACATCATTATCAAGTGATATATGTTCTAAAATCCATGTTGCTTTAACTGCCGGATGATAGGGTAAGTCTTTATCGGCTGAACGTATATTGTAATTTACTTTTGGGAAAAAGAAATCTCCATGACTATCATATTGGCTTACGTTCTTTCCGCTATTCCATTCGATGTAATAATCAGGAAATGGATCATTCCCTTGGCTTTCATAATGCCAACGTTCTTTTAAATCTTGCAGTTTTTTTTCTTCATTGGCAATACTTGAAAATTGTGTTGCGTTTCCCCATATTAATGCGGTTTCAAACACATCAGACGTGCCTATCAAGTATATTTTTGCCCCTTTGATAATTTCTACTCCGTTTCTTATGTATCTAGCGTCAAGGTAAAATGAAGCAACGGAATATTGGCAGGATGGCAGGTCTGCGTGAAGAAATGCAGACTGATTCCTCACTGTGTTTGGAAGTTTAATAGTGTAGCTTGTGTTACTTACAATTTTGCCTATATCGGTGAATATATTATTCTTGTATTTTAATGTGATATTGGTGCTGTCGTCCATATCTACTAATTTGTTGTTGGCACCGACATATAATAATTCATTTCTCATAAGCTCTGCACGTTAGTTTCAGGTAATATAATGTTCGCTTCAAAGTCTTGCAGTGATACCCGCTGTTTGACGAAATTTCCCACAGACACATTTACGGCCATCCATCTGGCGTTACCGTTATCATCATAGCCCATGAACATATCAACAACAGGAGATGTGGCCATTTGGTAAAGGAAGTCATAAGTTATGCTGTCTATTAATGGAGCGCATACGGGAAGTGTCGTTTCTTCCATTTTCCTTTGCTTTCGTCCGCTACCTCCATGGTATCCGTTCTTGTAACTGTAATCCTGCATATTGTTTCTGATGAACTCTCCGTCATTGGATACCTGCGAAGTCTCGTCTCCTTGCATGAATAGCCAGTAACACCACATTCCATGGCGGTTGATCCATCTCAAGTATATTCCACAGTCTGAATTGTCAACCTTACAAGTGATCTTTGTGGCCATATTGAGCAGCCCTCGGAAGGTGAAATCAAAGGTGTGGTCAAAAACAGATGCTGCCGTATTACTTCCAGGTAGATAAAATTCCACCCTGTCTGAAGCATCTATTCCAGCAAGAATGATATTCCATGCATTTTGTCCTGATAATGCGATAGGGGAGCTTTCGGAACCATCTATAGTTACTTTTACATTCCCTGATGTTGCAGAGTATAAGCCTACAGAGAATGGGTAGTTTTTGAACCATGTCAGCACTCGGCTTCCATTATACTGCTCTCCAACCTTACTGGCTCCCCACAATATGAATACGTTGAACTGGAAGCTGTTTTCAAGTGTTCCTGATTCGTTATACATATCAAGCTCTATGCTAAACAGACGTCCTAACTTACTATCTTCGGCGTGAGTTGACTTGTAATCGACTTCTCTGTATTCGTCAAAATAGCTCTGCGTATAGAATGATAGGTCAAAGAAGCAGGAACCACCGAACGTCGCTCTGTTCTCTCTGTCTGATGTGGCTGTGGTGGTGTCCGTTACCGTTGCAGTAACAGATTGATAGTTTCCGCCAAGGATATTTATTATCACAGGATTAAAGCAGAATCCTATTTGGTCAGGATATTCAATTGTTGTATTATCTATCGTATGTGTTCTCATTGTCGAAATTCAGATTTATATGTTCAACTTCTGTTTCATATATAGCCGATACCCTGCTGGCTATATTGTCCACGGTATTTTCTAGATCACGGGAATAGATTTCTTCATGTTTTCTGTTTCGGTATAGTTCCGTTCCTTCCTTGGCTATCTTTCTAGCGACAAGGTAGGCGAAGGAATCGGGCTTCTTTACTTGTATACCCTTATCTTCCACCCATTGGCGGATAATCTTGTAAAATCCTTTCGGAACTTTCCCTGGCCCACGTCCGGTTTCTAGTACCGCGAATGCCTGCCTGCCCCACAAAACGCCTCCGTCCTCCGACATTTCTACTTTCAGACTGCCCTTTGTCCTTCCACTGGCTACTTGTCCGGCTGCTTCATGGTTGGCTATAATTCGCTTGCGTAACGCTTCCAGCTCTTCACCTATTATCCTTAGGGGTCCGGCTTTAGTTTCTGCTGCCATATACAATCTCTTTCACGCTCTTGTTGCAAATAACAGTACCCATTATCTCTTCTAACTTAAGTTGGATAACTATTCCGGTTACATTAACATCCAGCTTGTCATAGAAAACAGAATAAGGGATATCTCCTGATATTTCTTTGAACATCCCACTCCTGTTCAATAGCAATATGAATTCTTTGGCTTTATTCTTGCATCCTTCTATCACTGCATCATTTTCTGTGCCATCAAAATCGAACTTGGTTTTATCCATGAATGCCATCATACAGTTAGGGCAGTCTCTTAACTGCTGTCTGCCTAGATTAAAAGTTCCGCTTACAGGAAGGAGATTAAGCACTGCCGGCAATTTAATCTTGTCCAGTCTTATATTGGCTGTTTGCCAGTTGTCAAAAAGGTAACTTACACCCTCCATAGAGTCTACTATCTTTTTAATTTTTTGCTCTACCGTCATTTCTTCTTACTTAATATGTTTCTTAATCTACGTTCGAATCTTACTCTTTTGGCGTCCATGTCAAGACATTTATATACTCTGACCCATGGCACGCTGTCTACTTCTGCATGATCAGTGATACCCATGCGCTGTGCATAGTAATCAATCATGCCGAAAGGTCCAAAATTTAGCAATTCGGATCCTGCTTGCTTCTCTTCGGGTGTGGGTGGTACATTCGTCGACGCGAATAGTTTATTTATTCGTTCAACTTCTTTGGCCACCCATTGTACGAATCCCAGTACATCGGTAGCTGGAAGTTGGGATATATAACGTTTACTCAGCCCCATCAGTACAGTACAGGGAACGAACAAGATATCGTGTTCTGTTTCGATGGATTGCAGTTGCATCAGTTCTCCCATATTTATGTCGTTTAGGGTATCTGGTGTCTTATACTGCCCTAGTTGATAAGGTTTTTTCAGTTCATCCAACTTGGTTCTAATGACCTCGGGTTCGGTGGCAATGCTGCTTATTGTCAAAAATTCTTTTACTGTCATATCTTTCCTATTTTTGCTTTTGGTCGTTTTGGTGTTGGTTTGATGCGGAATATCATTGCCATTATCAGCATATCAAGGTAATCTGTGGAATGACCTAATATTTCTTTCATTTTTTCTTTGCTGATTATTCCTTTCTTCCGTGTGTCTGCATCAATATGTGCTTGTTTGAGAACTGACAATTCTTCAATGATCCGTTCCCGCTGTGCTTCCGTGCATACGATACGAAGCAATCGATTGTTAATCATCTCAGCCAGTTTGAAGGCACACTCTGATTTCAAATTGTCAAATTCAGGATTAATAGGTCGTGCTCCTCCATGAAACTCCTTGATACCGTTCAGATAGCTTTCAAGATAGTTCCCCAATCCGTCAGAGTCCGCAATCATCTTACTACGAGGAATTGAGCATTCTATCATCATCCGCTTCAGGTCTGTTTCAATGGATTTTCCAGTACTGTATTCCTGATCCAGTTTGATAAAACACACATTCCCTTTCCAATGACCGGCGATAAATCTGTCTCGTCCCTTCATTGCAAGGTCTGCAGAACCGGTAGATTCACCTGCAGGAGCAATGAACTCATTCGTGAACAAGTCACAGATAGCGTCGTAGTTACACAGGGCAGTCGGGTCATTATCATACTCCCAATTGCCGAAATATAGGCGTTCCTTTGTTACCCGGTCTTTTGTGTTTCGAAGACTTTCGATGTAGTCTTCTGTTGCCCAAGGATTATCCTGCACCAAAGCTTGGATAAATGCATAAGGAGCTTGTAATTTGTCTTCTTTCCAGGGCTTGTAGAATTCACGGTATAGCCAGTTTTTCTTCGGGTTACAGGTGATAAGTATCTTTCCGGGTACATGGTATACATCGTTCATGTGGCGGCCGATACGGGTTTTCAAGACTTCGAAGGCAAGGTAGTGCACTTCACCAGCTTCCTCTATCCATCCTCCTGTATATTCCTTAGACCCCAATCGTTCATACATCGGATCTTTCACCGGATAATACGTCAAGTCAATATAAACGATTTCACTTCCGTTGTCGAAGGCTATCCCTTCATTTGTTGTCTTGTATGCCGTGAAGCTGTGAGAAGATGCTACCTTATTGAAGGTCACGGTAACGGACTCACGGCTATCCTTCAAATTATTTCGGCCAACAAACCAGCGAGTACCGGGAAGATAGTAGGCACATTGCATCAGCCATTCACAGCCTAGCCATGATTTACCACCACCTCCGGCACCACCATACAATAAAAATTTCGTTTTGCTGTCACGAAGAAAATTGTATGCCAATCGCTGTTTTAAGTTAACCTTTTGCTCCATATCACTTCAATTTGTCAGCTTCGGGAGTATAGGGAAGAAAGTCAAATCCGTTGAAGGGTTTGCCTTGTGTTGTATGATCCACTTCCTGTTTGTCGGACAACCCTAGCTTTCGGGCTATAATGTTTGCATTGAAAGCGCCAACACAGGCTCCTTCAAATTGTTGAGTCTCGATGGTTTCTTCCACCCGCGCGATGACGTGCAAAAAATCTTCATCATTTTTTTTCATGCATTCACTTCTGAAGCTACTCCACCAACGTGATGAAGTACCTAGATAGATACATAATCCGGTGAGAGAGTAGGGGCGCTGTGTAGGTGAAACTTCTTGTTGTGTTTGCTGTTCATTAACAGTTTCTGTTCTTTTACCTTTTTTGCGTCTAACAGGCATGGTACGTTGTATAGCCTTTCTTGTTGTCCATGGGTTTTCATCACACCATTGGAAATATTCGCACGCCGCCTCCCATAACGCTTCAGGCGTGGCGAAGAGTTTATCCCTGCCATGCTTGCTGCGTAACATCCAAAACTGATTTCCTTTAGGTGCTGCCATTGTTTATAGTGTTTTAAAGATTGGTATAATTTCTTTGTCCAGATCCCATTTGCGATTATTGGGAAGAGGAAGTGTGAATTCATATTGCAACGCTTTCAGATAATCACTCTTACTTGCGCTCCTTCCGTTGGTTGATGCTACTTGAAATGACGAACCTCTTAACTCTTTTTCTGGGCTTATCTTCATTCCTTTATCGAATATGTTAAAATCCTTTCCGATGTAAGCTGTGTTTAATCTGACGATGTCAGCTGTGGAATGATAATGCTGGAAGTACCATTCACCAAAACGGAAGTTGGCTGTGAAGTTCTTTGCGTCAAGAAATACGGCTTTAGAACGATGGTCGTGTGTTTCCTTGCGTTCAGATGATTTCTGGGCGAACAGCAGCGGAATGCCAGACCAGAATATCATTCCTCCGGGCTTGCATAATGCTGATAACGAAAGTAAGACATTCTTTTCATCCTCTTCTGAGTTCACAGAGTTCAACACGCTATCGCACACAACCACATCGTACAGCCCGTAGTCCGACAAGGTCTTGCATATGGAAGCACAGTCTTGCCTGATTTCCTTTTCATCAATGATGTCCGCTCCATCTTTGCGGTGGAAGAATTCAATGGCGTCAATGAGATAGCCTTTTTTCTTCAGTATGGTTGCGTAATCCTTTTGTCCGGCACCGAAATCGAGTATGCGCATATCCTTGGTGATGTATGGTATAACCTGCGTTTCATACAACGTTGAATGGCTACGCTTGCTTGGAACCCCGTTCTTTTGCCGTAGCCGTGCCTTTTGGGCAAAAGACTGTATATAGGTCTTTCGTTCCAGATGGGAATACTCGAACACTCCATATTCCTTAGAGAAGTATTTGAGCGCGATTTCTTCTTTCCCTTCTGGAAGGACATATACAAGTAGGTCCATACCTAATAGTTTTACCGTTTTGGCATATACTGTTGAGATGATCACTTTCCCGGTATGGTCACATACGGCATTTGCAAACTGGCCGTAACGGAGAATCATTTTCGTAAGGTCAACAACACGTGAGTTGTTTCCTCCTTTGGAAAGAATGGAGATATCTTTGTTGGATACAGTATAAAATCCTTCTGTTCCTTTAGGAAGACTTACATTGATTTCTGGTTGGATTTCCGACAACTCACATTCCGCATAGTTGTGAAGTTGGTTGAACCTTACTTCATCGGTGGAGTTTACACCATCAAGAATAAAGGCTGGAACATGGGTATACCCAAGCAGCTTCATTGTCTTTGTACGTTGGTGTCCTGCCATGATACGTTTATCCGATTGACGTATGATGATCGGTTTGATAATGCCTAATTCCTTGATGGATTTTTTTAAATCTTCTTGTGCTTCATTAGTGAGCAGGCGTGGGTTATATTCTGCCGGGTTCAATATTGATATGTCTATGTATTCCATCATAAGCTAAGTAGATTATTAACAAAACCAACCATTACACCGTTCTCATCCAAATATTCAGAAGCCCGTGCTTTCAGTGCTTCCAGTTCGCTTTCACTGACTGGAATCTTATACCCCTCAAATACTAAATATTTGATATGAGCTCCGGCTTCATAGTTTGCGTTCTTGAGTACATTATGACTGTCTTCTATATCTTCTGAAAAATCTGTCGGATCAGGAAAGCTGATGCCTTCCATACCCCAATTAAGCAACTCGTTACAATCCCAGTCAAACAACTTGGTTATGTCCCATTGTCCGTTGTTAACGTTATCACGTATGATTAGCTCACGTTCCCTTTCCTCGGTCAGGTTGGGAATAAGAACGGTCGGTACTTGTTGCATACCTAGCGATATACAGGCATCATACCTTTGGTTTCCGGCTATAATGATCAATTCGCCAGTACGGTCTGACAGGATGATCGGTCGGGCTTCGAAATAATCCGGATTGTTTCGGATTGACTCTTTAAGTTTGTCTAGCTGTTCATCCGAAATAGTTCTTGGATTGTTTTCCAGTTTCTTCAGTTCCTCTAGTTTTCTGTAAATAATTTCCATAATTGCTTTTTTTGCGTTACAGAAACGAAGGTACTTAATAAGGGAGCTAAGGGGAAAAATGAGGAAAACAAAGTACTGACACGGCTTGTCAATACTTTGTTATGTGTGTTATAATTCCTTTGTTGATATCAATGCCGAATTGCTGGTAAGATAAAGAATTACAGGAAAGTATTTCACTGGTAACCTGTAAAGTCTTGCATTCTTCTTTGATGAACGTTAATATGAAAAGTGGGAAAGATAGATAATGCTTTTTGCAGATTTTTGGAACGGAGTAGAAACGTGACTTTACTTGTTTTCGTTTTCATTACCATTGTAGCTATCCTCTGATAATCACATATCTTCCGGCGGCTATTTCACTTCTATACTCGACAGAATAGCCCTTGTCTATAAATGCTCTTATGACATTATCGTGCGCCAACTCCGAAATTTGGTGTCTGTCTTTAGCGTCACTTCCAGTATTTTTTGCCCAACAATGAGGCCAGTTATTTCCCCATCCTACGCCATAATGAAAGTAAACACATTCGCCTTTCTTTTTGATTTCCGAGAGGATGAAAGATGCAAGTTCGTCTTCCTCGGATTTTCTTCTATTTGATTTTGGTATTTCTATTGTCAACATACTAATTTTTTTTTGAATTATTTCTTTATTACAACCGCCATAGTGCTAACAGTAGTTCCACTCTCTTTAAACTCGCCAGCTCCAATTTCAAAAACTTCTCCATGTACTTCTTTCAGCCAGTTGCGGAAATCAATACATTTCTTTTCCGAAGCGAATTTCCAGTGTTGGCTAGTTATTGCTGCAAGCGTGCCGCCTTCTTCCAATCGATCATACATAAGCCTGACATGCTCTATATCCTGATTACCGGAAAACGGAGGATTTGCAATAATCTTAGTGTAATGCCCTACACTGTCTTTCGTAAAGTCTTCATCAAGGAGTATCACATTTTCCAACGAATGCAAAAACTCTCTGTTTTCCGGCATCAGTTCATAGCATTCCACTGTTACGGAAGGACAAGCCCTATGAATGGCTTTAATGAGAGCACCGCGGCCGGCACTCGGCTCCAATACCGTATCATTTTCATGTATTCCTCCGGCAAGCATAACCAGCCAGTCGGCAACATCGGACGGAGTTTCAAAAAACTGGTAATCCTGCTGTAGGTTGCACCGTTTACCCTCTTTCAAAACGGAAAACACACGTTTCGGATTAAACGGGAATGTGAAACCTTGTACCTTTCCACCTTGCCATGAGCCGCCGGCTTCTTCTATCCACTTCTTTGCTTCAGCATAAGACTTTTTGTTAAATTGAACTTGAGGAAGTTTCAGAACACCGTCCTCAAGAGTACAATGTTTCAATATCTCTTCCACACTCCATTTTTTGCCTTCGTCAGCCTGCTTTTTCTTTTCAGCTATCGGAACATCCGGCGCTAACAGTGAAGATATTTTTTCTACAACTATGTTGCTTGCGTCCATGAAGGCACTGACGCAAGATATCGCTTCGATCAAGAAATCGGTGTCAACATGCCCGGTATCGTCATAGATGTCTATCCCTTCGGTCATGGATGACAGTTCATTGAGCTGCGCAACACTACCATGTAACGTTTCGATTAAAATCTTTTTTTTGTTCGTCATAACTTTTCTGTAAATAAATTCTTGTTGTGTCTACACTTCCATGACCGAGAAGATCGGCCAGTTGAATAACATCTTTGTTTTTTTTCAGGAACATTTTAGCGAAAAAATGTCGGAAGGCATGCGCGTGCATTTTTTTTGAATCGATACCACAATGTTTACCCCATGCTTTCAGGTGTTGTGAAAAACCTCTCTGAGTCAACGGTCCGTATCTCCCGACAGCAAGAGTACCGGACTTGCCTGTCTCCTTTATATAGTCCTTCACCTCCTGTTGTAATTGCTTCTGGAAAAAGAAACGCCGATACTTGTTTCCTTTCCCTTTCAAAACAACCTCGCCAATTGCTATATCCTCCCATGTGAATTGCTGAAACTCCGAGAGCCGGGCTCCTGTAGTACCCAATACCTTGATGAAGAAATAGTAATCCTTGTTGAGTTTTGTTTTCAGATACTCCAGTAACCGATTATATTCATTCTCGGTAGGAACATTAGAAATATCCAGCTTACGTTTCATTTTAGGTCTCTTTAATTCTATCGGCTTTTTCATCCATTTAGAGAACTTTTCAATGGCTGTAATACGTAACCGGATGGTAGCGGGAGATAATTTTTCTTCTTCGAGACTTTTTATAAACCTCCTGCAATTATCCATGTTTACCTCATTGGCATACTCGAAATACTTCTTCATTGATGTGTAATATATATCAACTGTATGAGAAGAGTAATCATTGTTGTCGGTCAGCCACACAATGAAATCATTAAGTTGTTTCTTGTTCTTATCCGAAATGACATCAAGTTTTTCCAAAGGTTTCACCGCCTTTTCCCTTTTTCCATATCCGATGTTGAGATAGGATAATAGATCGCATATAGCTGAACACATTAGCGAATGACGCACCATGACATCAGCATTTTCACGTTTATAATTCAAATAGCCACGGCGGTTCACTTCTTTGGCCATTTCTAAAAAATCCGTGACATGCTTGATATATTTCCCGACAGTATCATAAGTCCTTCCTGTCGTGTATATGTAAGAAATATAATCAGTTAATATCTTCTGTCTGTCACTATTCATGGTTATTTATTTCTTTTTTTTGATTTAATCTTGATTGGATTGTTTTTGGTACCAGTACCCAACCATTTTAATTGGATGCCATGTATCCGGAGCCAATATTTAAATTCGGACGTGGTTGTCTGTTTCATATCTGTTCCGATTTGAATTTCTTGTTTATTTCTTTTTCAGCAGCTCTGGCCCCTTTCTTGAAACCCTCTACAAAGCTGTCAAAACAGGCTCTATGGATTTCTAAAGTGCATCTTTGCATAAGTGGGCAAATCGAGCATTTTTGGCTAAGCCCTGCGGACTTCTTGGCTATTTTCGTTACGTTTTTCATTGGATTTTTAAATTAATTATTACGATTTCTTTCCGCTGCGACTTCACTCATACACATCTTGCACCAGGAGGTGAGAC